TTAAATTGTAAAAAAAAACCATGCTACCCATTGCAACATTTAATGGCATCTCTTTCATTTGTTCAGCATTGTTAGGCCCTGTATATTCTTCTATATTGTATTTGTTGTTTTTCTTAACTTTAATAGGCCTGTATAATACAGCCATTGCAGTATGTATTTTTTCCCAATCAGATAAATTACTATCAAGATCTATATATTCACCAAGGGTCATATCATCAAGGTTAGGAATAAATCCATAATTAACCCCATTTAATGAAAATGTTTTTACATGCTTAGGTTCTTCTTCAAACAGTTTATTTAGCTTATTAGCTATTTCTTGTACTGAAGTAAATTTGATCTTTAATATATCTTGAAGGTTTAAACTACAGAATATCTCTACCATCTTTTCTAATAGAAATGGAGTATCTTTATTTTCTTCAGTATTTACTTTTACAAACTTTTGATATTGTCCTAAAGTTATTTCACTTAATTTATCGGGAACCAGTATTTCAACCTTCATATATATACAATAAAAAAAGAGAGATATTGTATAAAGTAACTAATTCCCCCTTTTTTAACTATTAAAAACTAACCTAATTATTTTTCATAAATATAATTATACCATAAATATTTATATATATCTGTTATTTTGTTTTCTAATTCTTCACTATTTTGATCATAAATTTCTTTACCATATTTTTTTGTACCATCAAAATCTATTATTAATCTTACAGGGTAACCTCCCCTTTTATATCCTCTTTGTGTTGGTTTTACTATTACAAAATATTTTTTATTCCAACAGGCTAATTTCTTTTTATAATCAGGATATTTCTTTTCTATATGTTTAGGTATTACCAAATCCATATTAGAAACTTCCAACTTGCTTTACAGAATAATACAAAAGCAAATATTAATACCATAAGTCTTAATCCTTCTTTTAATATTATCATTAAATTTTTTCTGTTTTCTTCTGGTGTTAATTCTCTTAATTTAATTTTCATAATTTTTGTTTTGGTTAATAATTATCTGGATGATGTAAATGGTTATTTAATAAGCTATAATCTTCAGGCTCTATACTTCTAAATAATTTCCATTTTTTATCAGGATCAGATTCTCTATAAAATTGTTTTAAGATCTTTTTGTTGTTTTCTTTATTTTGTTTAACTCTTTCTTCTAAAATTTCTTTTAAAGTTTTTACCTTTTTTAAATTGTGTTTAAATTGTTCTTTGCTTTTTGACATAATTTTAATTGCTTTTATATAGCTAATATAATAAAAATATTTAACATATAAACAAATTATTAACATTTATTTTAATAGATGTAATATTGTCCTTTATTAGGATTCTCTAAATGATCAGTTAAAACGTACCTCGATGCATCGACACAATCAGGATGAGCCCCTGTAGGTTTCTGTAATGTATTACCCTCTTTATCTTGGCCCATACATATCCTTGTAATTCTCTTTTAAGGTTTTTACTTCTTTGTGTAATGTATATTTCGTTTTGGTTTATTAAGTTAATTCCATATACCACACTATCCCTTCCTTTACTTACAGGATAAACATTATGGCCATATCCTACAAGTTCTGCTATAGATTTTGGCTCAGCGCTATCTGCTATTATATTTTCTTTTATATCTAATTGCGAAAGTGTTCTGCTAATATCTCTATTTAACATTCCTTTTTTATATAGAACCTCATCAAATATATATGCTTCATTCCATTTATATAAACCAATTAAGGTTGTTGGATCCACACTATAACCAAAGTCCATGCCATAGCTTAATAATCTTGCTTCATTTGGTATATTACTTATTTCTTTCCAGTCAGGAATACATACCCCTTCTAAACTTCCTAATTCTCCTAATCCATATACTTTCCACCAATTAGCCCAGTAAGTAGATGTTTTTCCTTTTTCCCTTGCTTTTTCTATTTCTTTAACTATACTTTGTGGCAATACCTCATTATCTTTATAAGTAAGTGTAATGAAATCTGTATCTTCTTGGCCTATTAATTCTTTATCTACCCAGAATAATATTGATGGGTTATAATCTAACCATATATTATTTGATGTTCTAACCATTAATTGGTTGTAAGATTCAAAGCTAACATTGTTACATTCGTTTATAAATAAATCTGTTCTTCTTGCTCCTCTTAATTTATCAGGTTGATCTGTACTAAAGAATTCTATATAACTATTATTAGTAAAAGTATATTTAAGGGAACTCCTATTGAACTGATTATCTTTAAACCTATGTAAACTATTAAGAATAGATAGAAAGTCCTTTAAAACGCCTCTACGAAGGTGTGGGACTGATGCAGATACAATACTTATTTCTTTATTTGGGTTTTTTATTGCATAATCTATTAAAATTAAAAGAATACATATTGTTTTACCTGCAGAGGTACCTCCTCTAATTATTTTAATACGATTCTCTAACTTTTGTAATTTTGATAATGCAATAGTTTTTTTAACTATCATTAATCGATAAATAATGGAACATCTTCATTTATTGAGATGTCTTTAGTTTCTCTTGGTTTACCTGCATAATAATTATAAAACAGTTGGACATATTTAAAATCCCCTTTCTTAACACCTTCTTTAAGTGCTTCAAAAGCCATATCTTCTAAAGGGCTTAATTTTTCTATTAAATTAACTTCCTCTGATTTAGATTTTCTTCCTGAATTTAGTCTTTTACCTCCGTGAGCCATAACTTGAAAAAACTTGATTAATCAATAATACAATAAAAAAACTTTAGTATTGTTAAATGTAATTTTTATCTTTTTGTTTTATTTAAAATATAATGTAAAGTTCCAGAACTTGAAATTCCAAAATATTTTTGTGTTTCTTTATATGAAAATCCATTTTCTATATAATATTTTTTTACTTCATCTGTATTATATTTTTTTGTTTTTAATGATGCTTTTAAAGCCTGTCTTTTTCTTTCGATTTTTGGTCTATCCATCATATTGTCTGTATTTGTTCCTAAAGCAATATTGTCTATATGATTATTTTTACTATTTCCGTCTAAATGTCTAACTAAAATTCCACTTTCATAAATTTTATCTCCATATTTTTGATAAGCCTGTAACCTATGAGCAAACACACTTATTTGTTTTTTATCTTTTTTTGTGCACACTCTATTGTAACCTGCTTTATTGTAATTAATTATTATATTATTTTTTAAGCCACAAAAAACACCATCTTTAGTAACTCTATATCCTTTATTATATGCATAGACTTCATTTTTTGAAAATTTTAATTTATTGTGAGATTCATTTAGTTCTTTATTCATAATTTATTATTTTTTAACAATAAATATATAACCATTCTTTTTAAAATGTTTTTCCCTTTCGTTATATTTATTAGTTATATCTTTTAATTGTTCTAATAATTCTTTATTGCTTTCTATTAGTTTAGAAGCTTTTTGTTTAAGCTTAATATATCTATCTACTATTTTTTCTACATCTGCATTGTCTAATTCTATATTTTCTTTTAATACGTCTAATCCACTTCTGATGTTTAGGTATTTGTTTTTTAAATTTACATCTAATTCACACCATAAATCTAAATTTTTTATTCCATGTATAACTGTTGCATGATTCTTTTTAACATAATTACCTATTTCTACTAAACTCAAAAGAGTATATTCTCTTAGTAGTTTATAATATATTGCCCTTGCTTCTACAAAAGGTCTTTTTCTTACAGGGTTGTTTATATCTATTCCTGTATTTTCTATTACTAATTTTTTAATTTGTTCTTTAGTCATTTGGTTTATCTTTAGTTTCTTCTTTAATTGTTTTTTTAATATCACCTATGGTCATAAATCCTGATTCATGTATAGCTTTTAATATTCCTGCACACGCTTCGTAGTTTTCTGCCTTTTCATATTTTTTAATTACTTTTTCTAATTCTCTTATATCTGCTCCTTCTGATATATCTATTAAACTAAGTAAATAAAATTCATCTAATAATTCTTTATTCAATTTTTAAAATTATGTTTATAATTATGTCTTTCAGTATTTAATTTATAATATTCAAAAGCCCTCATTCCTGTAATATGTGAATCCGTTGGAACAAAATACTTCCACCCTTTTGAAATCCCTCTATTTATATAATAAAAAAAGAAACAGGCTAATTTACCAGAGTCTTTTTCAAATATAACTGTTGCTGTATGGTCTGAAGTAGGTATAGCTTCTTTTAATTTAAAAGTTTCTTGTGTAAAATTTCCTTCTCTATCTTTTATTGAATATCTATTTTTTATATTTTCAACATACTTATGTAATTCTTGGGCTATTTCTTTTGTCATATTATTCGGTTCTTAGTTTTAAAAGGTTATAGCATTCTATAAACATCTGTTTAGCTTTTTCTTTATACTGATCTTTAAATAATTTATACATTTTTTTTGTATATGCTAATTTTGTTTTACATCCTGCTAAATATTTTTCTGCAAATTTAATGCCTTTGCCCCTAAAGTAATTTACATTATCTGCTGTATCTCCTGCAATCATTTGCTCATAAAAATTATACATAGCTTCTTGCTCAGTAATGTCTAATATTTTTTTATGTTTATAATGATAGTTATAAATTAATGCAGGAAACTGTTTGTAATCTTTATCTATAGAAACTATCATTACATTGTCCCTGCCTATTTCTTTTTGTATGCTATACCAATATGTTGCAACAAGATCATCTGTTTCTACCCCACATGCTGAAATGCCATTATATTGATCCCTTACATACTCATGCATCTTTGGTAATAATTCAGGTTTAGGAGCTGTTCTATTTCCTTTGTAAGTTGGGGTAATTAGTTTTCTAAAATTTCCTCTTGCATCATTAAATACCATAACTTTTTCTATTTCGTATATTTCTTCTAATCTATTTATTATACTCATAAATTGTTCATCAAATTTAACTATACAATCTTCAAGTGTTTTGTGGTGTCTATTATCATCAGGGTGTTCTTTCTTTTTATAACAACTTGCAAAAACTAAAGAATCTGCATCCACCAACAATATCATAAATATAAACAAATTTTAAACAACAATCTATTTTTTAAGCAAAAGTTCTATAGCTAATATTTTATTTAACATAATTTTGCATATAGAATTAATGGATTCAATTTTTTCTAATTCATAATTAGCTGATAATTCTTTATAAGACATGTTGGTTTCAAAATAATTATCAGGTAAAGAATCTTTATAATCATCTCTTAAACTCATAATCCTAATTTATCTTTTATTTTATAAGCAGCTACATCCTTTTCTAATTCTTCAATTTTTTCTTCAGCTCTTTGAGCCCTGTTAATTGCTCTAATTTTATCTGCTCTGTATTGGCTAATAATTTTATTCCTCATACTTTCGTTGCTTTCTAAGTTATTTACATATCCTGCAATTTCTGCTAAAGCTCCTAACATAGTATCTACTTCTTTATTAGGTTTTAATTTAATCCATTTTTGTAATGTGCTACTAACTATATTAAAATTAGTTACGTATTGTATGTATTTTAAGTTTTCTATTTTTTTCATTTGGTTACTTTTCTAATTAATTTCTAATTTTTTTCTAAATATATTCTTTATATATTCTTTCTATCTTTGACCACACTTCATTTAAAAAACATGGCCCACAATTGGTCATTTGAATATTTTGTTTAAATACCCTATTGTATATCTTTAAAATCCTTTCTTGTTCTTCAGGAGTTACTTGGCTTAATTTACCAATTTTATCTGATAAATAATCAAATTCATCTTCAGTAAAACATTCTGGTAAATGATAGGGAAAAATGTTATTTAACTTTTCTTTTCTTTTATCGCAGTTGCAATCTTCCCCTGCTAAAAATTTAACTGCTTTTTTAATACCAGTTTTCTTAGTAATTTTTTCAACTGTATCACCAACACCCTTTGATGATTTGTTGTAGTTTTCTTTAAACTTTTTATACTTTTTACTTTTTTCTTTTTTTGCCATAACTTTTGTTTATTAATTCGTAATCTTTATTTTTATAATCCTGCCAATCTTCTAAATATTCTTTTCTTATTTCCTGTTTAATATGTTTTAATGTATTAAAAATACTTACCCAACTTATTTTAGTTTCTTCTGCTAATTTTCTTATACTTAAATGTGTGTCTTTATATATAGTAAATAATTTTTTATCATACCAATGTAAACTGTTTAATTTTTCATCTATCATTGTACATATTTGGTGAAATGCTACTTGCTCATCCATCTGCGGATCGTCCGCAATTTGGTAGGTAAATTCCAAATCATCAATACTAAACTTATTAATTTTCTTTTTATTATTATAATACTGGTAATACAAAGACCTAAGAGTAAAAAAACAATAGCCCCTGCTAACGACACCATTTCTAATAACCTTTTCTTTATTTGCATACTTATATAAAGTAATATAAAATTCTTGTACTAAATCTTCTGCATAATCGTACTCACCAAAACTATTAATAATTTTGATCCACTCTTTATGTTGTTTAGCTACAACCCCTAACCAGTCTAATTCTGATTTACCTTTGACCATATCACATTTATACTAAAAATACCTATTAAACATT